TACAAAGACAAGTTAATGATTTTATTAAAATTGTTGTAGATTCAGATAAAGGAACTAATTTAATAATTACAACAGAAGGCAAAACATATAATATTATAATTAATAAAGGTGGAAACTCAAATATTATAATTAACCAACAGTCATGATAAGATCACTAATACTTACAGGAGCAGTTGCTCTATTTATCTGGAATCCATATCCACTTCAATACTTAGAGTTAAAAGGATATGACACACTTATCATGTCTACCGAAACAGTACAAAATGAAAATATACTTATTGTAGATTTAGATGAAGACTTGGTAAAAGCATACGAAGGATACCCACTACCAAGAAGTCTATACGCAGAACTGATTACTAAAACAAATGCAGTTCCAGGAATTACAGTACTCATGCCTGATCCAGACATTCGAGGCAAAGAAAACGATTTATTATTAAGCAACACGATGCGAGAAGTACCAACAGTACTAGCATCAGCAGCATCTGCTCAAACATCTGAGCAAGGCCTACATGTAGGCACAGCCCAATTGGGCGAGGATCCATTACCATGGCTATATCAGTACCAAGGAATTTTACGTACAGAGTCTATTCTGGAGTTAAACAGAAAGGGGCTAGGGCTAGTAACCGCTACGCCGGAAATAGACGGGGTTACTCGTCGTATTCCCCTAGTCGTAAACGTGCAGTCAAAACTTTACCCAGCTTTCGCCTTGGAACTCTTAAGACTCGCAGTAAACGATCCTTCGTACCAGCTAAAAACAACACAAGAAGGTATTGATTGGATAAGGGTTCCTAGCTACCCTTTAATGAAAACAGATGCAAATGCTAGAATATTCTTAGATTGGAATACAAACTTCTACAAACAGACAGGACTAGAGTTTTTGGAGAGTCCGATAGATGCACCCTTTGTTATATTCGGAGTTACAGCAGAGGGTGTTGTAAACCCAACCCCTACTCCAGCAGGATTAAAGTACCCACATGAAGTTCAAGCAAATATTTTACACAATCTTATTAATGGCAGCGCTCCTTCTACCCCTACTTGGGCTCCGGCAGGAGAGTTATTTGCACTTATACTCGGTTTATTACTTATTGCCGTAACAGTTTCATCTATATACGTTAGTGCGCCTGTAATATTTTCACTAATCGGTGGTTCTATCTTCGGCGCCTGGTACTTGTTTCAATCTTCTTACTTGTTTGACGTCACAGGCCTTATTTTAATCTGGTTTTTAGCGTGGAGTATTGAAAGTTTCCGTAATTTCATTACGCAGTATTTGCTGAGATTACAAATTAAACAACAATTCGGAACGTATGTATCTCCCGACCTTGTAAAAAAATTACAGGAGGACCCAACGTTACTGAGATTGGGTGGGGAGACGAAACGACTTACTTTTCTTTTTTCAGATATTCGAGGATTCACACCAATTTCTGAAAAATACCAAAAAGACCCGCAAGGTCTTACAAAATTGATCAATCGATTTTTGGATAATCAAACAGAAATCATATTACGCCATGGCGGAACCATAGATAAGTATATGGGAGACTGTATCATGGCTTTCTGGAACGCTCCACTCGATATTGACGAGCAAGAAAGAAAAGCAACAGAGTGTGTACTCGAAATGAGAGAAGCACTAGGAGAATTAAATGAAAGACTCAGAGAAGAAGGCTTGGATGAAATTAATACAGGAGCAGGAATCAACACAGGACTCTGTGTGGTTGGGAACTTTGGCTCTAGTAGCAGGTTCGATTATTCCGTTCTTGGGGATAGTGTTAACCTTGCGGCACGTTTAGAATCTTCGTGTAAGAACTACGATGTAGATCTTGTCATATCTGAGCACAGTTTAGTTGACGGATATGATTATGAGTTTTTGGATGAAGTAACGGTAAAAGGCAAGTCCGAACCAGTTAAAATATACACCATCAGAAAATAGTACTTGACACTTCTGCTCACTTTTGGTATAATTACAAACATATGAAGAAAAATCTTCAAGATATTAGGGAATACAACATGGAACTTAACGAAGTCGCTGCAAATTTGGACAAACATGAAGCTGTGTGTGCAGAAAGGTGGAAAACCGCATTTAATAAATTTTCAGATGTTGAAACTCAAATCAATAGAATCGAAACAATCATGATTGGGGTTGCTGGCACATTAATAGTGGGCGGTATAACTACAATCGGAACAATATTGTCAATGCATCCATAACGGAGAAAATATGATTAAAGGATACGAAACAAAAGATGTGAAAACATCAAAAACTAAAGCAAAACCTGAAGTAAGAGAGCAAGGAGTAATTTTCAAGAACGGAGAACTCTGGTCTTTTGTCTGGGGAAACGGACAAGAGAACTTTACTACTGAAGAATTTGCAAAAACAGCACTAGCAAGATTATCAAATGAGCAATAGTATAGAAGAAGCTTTGAAAAAAGCAGTTGAGAAAACAGACTCAACAAAAGTCGTTGAAGGAGAAGGTGCAGAGCCTTCACAGGAATTATCAGCAAGAGTTAAAAAACTCATGGCTAGAAAGACAAACCTACAACGCTCACGCAGACAAAAATTACCTAGAAAATTAAGATGAAGAAAAAGCTTTCCTACGAGGAACGCTATAATATATGCAAAGAATGTCCAAACCTAGACAAAAAATGGAAGGTTTGCAAAGTTTGTAACTGTTTTATGCCTCTCAAAACTAAACTTAGATGGGCAGAGTGTCCTGAGGAACCCCCTCGCTGGACATAGGGAGAAAGTATGCCTTACGGTAAAGGAACTTATGGCGGAAAGGTTGGAAGACCTAAGAAAAAGAAAAAACGTGGCAAGAAGAAGAAAAAGTAGAAGTACTCGTAAAAAGAGAAACATACCTACTAACGCCAAACTTTATGCCAGAATGAAGGCTAAAACGAAACGCAAGTTCGCAGTCTATCCTAGTGCATACGCTAACGCATACCTAGTCAGAGAATATAAAAAAGCTGGCGGGAGGTATCGCCGTGGCTAGTACAGGATTAAAAAAATGGTTTAAAGAAAAATGGGTAGATATTGGACGACCTAAAAAGAAAGGAAAATATCAACCTTGTGGTCGAGGAAAAGCAAAGACTTCCGGAAAAGGCTACCCAAAATGCGTACCTCTAGCTAGAGCAAGAACTATGAGCAAAGCTCAAAAGAAATCTGCGGTAAGAAGAAAACGAGCCGTAAAGCAAGGAGTCGGAGGCAGACCAACAAATGTTCGAACAATCGCAAGAAAGCGTAGACGAAGTAAGAGATAGGGAACGTAAGTTTGCTACTTGGGCTTTGGAACGAGTTTCTCAAGGAGAGTTTCGGATAAATTATTACAATCTATTAAAACAATATGAGGAAGAAAATGTTATACTGGTTAAAGATTAAATGGATACAATTTTGTGCCATTGTTTCAGGTGAAGATAAAAACTGGGACGGAAAAGTGGACATCAAAGATAAAATGATGAAAGCCGAAGAAAAAGCTAAAAGCTAAAATTCATTAGCTAAGTCGAGAAGGACTAGCATGAACAAAAAAGAAATTATAAACGAAATATTTGGAGTAGTTGATCTATCTCAGAAGTTTCGTGTAGCTCTCGAAAATAAATTACATTGGGGACAAGAGCTTAGAGAATTATTACATTCCCCAGATAATAATAAAGAATTATTAAATACTCATTTTAAAAATGGGACGGAACAGAGGTAACTCTGTTTAGGAAAAGAAAATGGCAAGACAAGGCGGATTTCTTAGCGGACCAAGTGTACATGGTACATCAAAGTTAGCTAAACATAAATTAAAAAGAGGGCTTACTAGAGACCTCAATGCAGCAGCAGGAACTTTTGTAAACACAAAGACTCCTATGTCCACTCCTGGTGGATTCTACGGAGCTGCACCGAAAGCAATCGGACCAAGATTCGGCAAAACTACTAACCCAAAAAGGGCTAGATTTGGTAAGAAAGGTGCAGGTCGAATTTTACGTAGAAGATAAAGATTATACATAAAGACTTTCATGAATTTATGAAAGCAGGACGACTTAATAAAGTCGTGAACTTATTTCACAATGGCACTAACAACGAGCGAAAAAGCAAGACTAAAAAGGGCAGGACTAAGCGGATTAAATAAACCGAAAAGGACACCTAAGCACCGAACCAAAAAAGCAGTCGTAGCTGTACGCGTAGGTGGCAAAGTGAAAATAATTCGCTTTGGAGCGCAAGGCATGGGGCATAATTATAGTCCTGAAGCCAGAAGAAGTTTCAAAGCAAGACACGGAAGAAATATCAAAAAAGGTAAGTCTTCCGCAGCCTATTGGGCAAACAAAGTATTTTGGGCAGGTAAAGGTGGTTCTAAGAAAAGACCGCCTAGCTCCCAGAAAAGAAGATTTGGAAGTAAACGAAGGAAATAATGACCGAACAACGAAAAGTAATAGACAGACGAGTAATATGGCTAGAAGGATTATCCATTCATGCCGCAACCGTACTTAAGAAACTACAAACTCGTCAAGAGGACGGCATAAGTCCGACTGAAGCCGAGACTGATGTTATTGATCTATGCGGTGGTTATCTTTACCTTTTACAACTTGCCAAAGAACACGGACTCTTCGACTCCGATGACCCCCTTAACCTATTTGAAAAAGAGACTTTGCATTGATTGAAGTAAGCCGTTCCGATGTAGTGCAAGACTACTTAATGGACATGAATCCCGAAACTCGTTTTATCAAGCTACCTATTGAAGGGTATCTTGACTTATTAAACGTGACCCCAAACACATCTCAGACTGCAATTATCAATGCAATCAATAATCCTAAGTATCGTTTTATAACTGCAGCAGTATCAAGACGACAAGGCAAAACATACATAAGTAATATTATAGGGCAGCTAACTTGTTTAGTGCCTGGAGCTCATGTACTATTAATGTCTCCTAACTACTCATTATCACAAATATCATTTGACTTACAGAGAAATCTCATCAAGCATTTTGATTTAGAGGTAACACGAGATAACGCAAAAGACAAAGTTATAGAACTATCAAATGGTTCTACTATACGAATGGGTTCTATTAATCAGGTAGACTCAGTAGTTGGTAGAAGTTATGATCTCATTATATTTGATGAAGCAGCCCTAACAGACGGACGAGACGCTTTCAATGTTGCACTCAGACCTACACTAGACAAAGAAAACTCAAAAGCAATTTTTATATCTACTCCACGTGGTAGAAATAATTATTTTGCAGAGTTTTACTACAGAGGGTGGACAGAAGAGTTTCCAGAGTGGTGTAGTATAAAAGCTACTTATCACGAAAACCCAAGAGTATCAGATGCGGATATTGAAGAGGCCAGAAAGACAATGTCT